AAATCTTATCATCAGTTGTGTCAACATCAATAGAATTAAATGATTGCGGTTTAAATACAACTCTTCTATTATTATCGTTATATCTTACTACTATTGTCTCAGTATTTTTTGGAGTTGATACCAAATCAACAGTATCACCTGTCAATAATCCATGAGTAGATGCAGTTGAAACAGTAACAATATTTTTAGAAATTTCTCCTACAATTGATTCTTTTAATGTAGTAAAGCTGTGATGATCACCCGTTCCAAAGTTTTCAAAGAACAGCAGTCCAACGGAAGTAGTTGTTCCAAGACCAACAAAACCTGTACTTCCTAATCCAATTTTAACTGTAGAAACACCAATAAAGTTATTTGAAATATTTGCAACATACAAACTTTGAGTTTGTGGTAATGAGAATGAAGAAATACCATCAAAGACAAGAATTTCAGATCCACCATTAGTAGAATAATTTACTTTTTCTCCAGTTTTTAAGTTGTGATTTGGTAAGTAAATTGACTGATAAGGTACAAATACTTGAGTGGCACCGACACCGGGAAGAGAGAATGTAATGGTAGTTCCTATTCCAACAGAAGCAATAGTTCCTAATCCAACAGATTCACGAGGATCAAAATAAATTTCTCTATTTGTAGAATAAGCATAATCCGTCCTAAATCCAGTGTTAATTCTAAATTTCCTTGGATCTTCAAAAAGAACTGTTGTTGCAGTATATGCTGAGCTAACTGTTGAATTATATTCCCTGAGAACTCTTATTCTTCCTGAAGGCGAATCTACATTTAAAACTTTTACTTGTTCTTGTGTTCCAATTCCTAAAACATCATTTTCTCTGATATAAGGAAATTCTAGAATACCTGAAAGATAGAAATAAGTTGTGAGTCCAGTTACACCAACAGTTCCTATTCCCAAAGTAGTAACAAAGTTATCAGTTCTTATACCTAGAGTATATGGTCCTTCTAATTTGGAAAAATAAGTATTAAAACCGGATACGTTTACTAACTCAAGATTTTTTAACCCATGCGGCGCAGTTGTAAATCCTATTACTTGACCCAATCCATCCAAAGTCGCAAATTCTACACCTGAAAAAGAAGTGGTTGCTGCACTAATTGACGTTACATTTTTTCCAAAAACTTTTTCAACTTTAGCAGCTGCATTTGAACCACCAGTTCCGGAATTATCAAAGATCAAACGGTCGCCAACATTGTAATTAGTTCCACCAGTTAGAATTCCAATAGTTTCTACAATACCTCTAGATGCATAATTTATATTTACTGTTTGATTCTTAACTTCATCTGGGTTGAAAATATAGTTATAGGAACTATTAGAACTCTTCAATCTATAGTTTAAAGTGCTCCTAAACCACTTGAAGTCATCAAACTTGTATTCATCTTGATTTGATTCTTTACTAAAATTGAAAGAATTTGGTTGGGAGTAGAAACTAGTTCCGATAAAATATGGGTAACTTGGTCTCTTGTATCCTCTAAATGGACCATCAGTATCAACTGAACCAGAACTTATAGTTGAAAAATATGCATAAACTCCATTTGGGTAATCTGGCGTTACACAAAATCTTCCATTATGCTCATCCAAATCACCATTTCCTTTGAATTCATAATCCTCATTGAAATTGGAAAGAGAGGGTCTATTTGTCTTAGAAACCAACTCATATCCAGATAACATTGCTTTTGCAGTTCCACCAGTTGGAGTGGAAAATCCATATGGACCGTAGATTGGATTTCCATCATAAGCCCAACCAATTATTGGAGAGTGATAAGTAGAAGATACCTCTTCATTATTCACTTCTCTCAAATCTGCGATTCCATAAAGAGTTAAATCTTCATTATTATCACCATTCTGGGATTTTGCATATAGAGATTGTCTCAGTTTTCTGGGAGCATATAAATGACAGTATTGCAATCCGTAAGAATCTCTATCAGAAGTAGTAACGATACCATCATCTGCTGTTAATATGTTAAAATATTTTTGGAAAAGATTAATAGTCCACTTCTGAATATTTGCAAATAATCTACAGTTTTGTCCTGCAGGTAGTACATCAATCGTAGTTCCATCTTCATATCCAATACCACCATTTATAACTTTAACTTCAACTAATTGACCATTTTCAATTATAGGTGTTAGTTTTGCATAGTTACCTTTTCCGTTTATTTGCAAATTAGGCGGACTATTATATCCAGATCCTGGTCTTGCAACTAAAACTTCAGCAATTTTTCCCTCATTATCTACAATTGCTATTAATTCAGCACCTGTTCCACGTCTTAGATCAAAAATTGGTTGTCTATTGTAATTAATAACCTCTTCAGATCCATAATTTGAGCCTTTTGCTGTTAGTTGTACTGAATCAATACTTCCTCTAAAAATTGGTTGAATTTTTGCAGAAAAATCTTGTCCAGAAAGTGTAGATACTCCAATATTTCCTACTATACTTACTGTAATTGGTGTATAGTTAAACGTATGAACACCAGAACCAGTAGAATTAAAAGTAACAAATTGCTCAGTATCTAAGTAATATGACTTTGTGGTCGTTCCCAAACCAACTGGAGCAAGTTTGAATGAATTGCCATCAATTCTTTTAACCAAATATGTTGAGCTTGTGTCAAGTCCACTTATTATAGACCCACTAGTTGAATAAATGATTTCTTCACCAGTTGAATAACCATGAGATTCTATGTTTATAGTACTTAATGCAGTGTTAATTCCAGATACTGTGGCAACTCTTTGCTTATTTTCGTATCCCTGACCATTATTAGTTACAATAATATCCGATATTACTTCTTTTCTAACAGCTGACTTAAATCTTTGAATACCAATTCCATAGTCATTCAAATTAACTGTATTAATTCCAGATATTGCTTCACTTTGCTTTTCATGTAATTTTACGTTAAACCCATCAATAACTGATACGTAGTATGATGCATCAGTTGTTAGTCCAGCAATTCCTTTTTGCCCATCTGGAGTATAAATTACTCTTTCATAATCTCTAAACTTATGATACGTCGAAAATCCAATCGTATCTGTAAATAGATTTACGTTTGTAGAAGATGATTCTGCATTGAAGAAAGCATTGTGTTCGATAGAAACCATATTGATTTCTGCAGAAGCATTCCTTCCATTTCCACCAGTAATTGTGACAGAAGGTTTATTTACATAATCAAAACCTGAATCAATTATTTCAATTCTTTGTAGTGATCCAGTTACAGCACACGCTCCAGTTGCTCCGATACCTTGAGAATCTGATATTTGTAAACTAGGTGGATTTATTACATCATATCCATCACCAGAAGATGCTACATCTAGATTATCAATTTGTCCATAGAAGACGGTTTCTGATGACTTATAGTTTAATATTTCTACTCCATTAACAAGAATGCCAATTTCCACTCTTATTGATTGGTTGTTTTACTTCTCTAAGAATATTTTGAGCTTGTAAATTTTTATTGGCAAAATCATAATAAGTTAGCGTGTTTGAAGTTACAGAACCAGAGACAGAAATGAAGATACCATCTGCTACGTTAGATGGACTTTTTGCTAAACTTATTCTCGTTGCATCAATTCTCTTAATATAATAAAGTCCTTCTACTAATTCTGGAAATTCGCTAATTATTTGAGTGCTTGTTACTGGATTTAAATCTTCATCAAATGTAGTAGTTGTAACTTTTTCTGGTGAATAGTAAACTTTGTCGCCAGTATAAAATCCATGATCAGATCCACTAAAAGTTCCAGAAAAAGTTACTTTCTTATCATAAGGATTTAAAAGTTGATCATAATAAAAAGGTATTGAAGGTGAAGCAACTAATACCTCATCGGAATAATTTGTATATACATTCTGGATATTTGCTGTGTTTAAATTTAATTGCGAGTATAAAGAAGAATTTGGTTTTAGAATATATCTACTTACAGTATAGGTTAAATTTGAACTTAGTTGACCTTGACCTCTAATAGAAAATCTTCTTTCATCTAGAACATCAACAACAGTTGAATTATTTGATACTGAAGAACTATCAGTAATTTTTAATTGGTCACCAATTCTAAAATTGTGTGGATCAAATACGGTTATGTCATACGTAAAATTGGAAGCATCCTGTAGTATAAATGAGCTTACCTTATAATTGTTTGCAATGTTGTCTATCCAATTATCTCTTCTAATTGTCGATGAAGAGATTCCCAAAGTTTTAATTCTGGCAGTGTCGTCCTTAGAGAAAAGATATGTATTATTGGGAAGGACAACTTCTTCCAAAACTGAACCTATTCTTAGTTGAATTTGCTCAGCAGTAGTAATCCCAGCATATCCGTATGCATAAACATCAAGTCGAATCTCAGTTTCTGGTGAGATGTCCGACGTTACATTTGTTACATTATAAAATTGAGTAACAGATTTTCCCGAATATGTTAATGTAACCTCAGATCCACTAGAGTATGTTGTAACTAAAGTGCCTGAAGTTGGAAATCCTACAGTTGAATCAACATCAATAACCGTGGAACCAGAAAAAACTTGAGATATAACTCTTGTTTTTGGATGGAGTGTAAAATTTCCATATACAGAACCTTCAAGAATAATATCTTTGTCATAGTCAAAGTCAAAACTCAGTTTAAAATATTCTTTGCCACCTAAAAATATTTTTTCTACGTCAGTAATAGAAGCATATGAGTTGTCAATACCATATTCAGTATACTCATCTTGATATAATGTCTTATTTAAAAGTTCAAGAGGATTTCCTGATATTGCCTCAACAACCAAATCCTTAGTTCTTCTATATCCAGCATCTGAAGGTCTAAACAGATACTCTCTTGGTTTGATGACCTCTACCTGCTCTCCGTAGAGTGCTCCGAAGAGAATCTTAAAGGACTCGTCAGTTCCTTTTGAATCATAAAAATCTACAGCATTTAAAATAAAACTTCTTTTGTTTAGGTCAGAATCAAGAGGTCTTTCAGAAAATCCAGGAATGAATTGACCTTTAATTTTTGCAAAAAATTCTTGCAAGAACAGATCACTTAGATTATAAATTTTTGTTTCTCTAGTATGAGTATCTGCAGCAGAAGATTCAAAAACTAGTTCGTCAGAAACATTTGGTTTTTTATATGAAGTTACACCACTAAAACCTCTTTTGCAGTTTTCAAAAGTAAATTCTGTTTTATATTCATAAGTAATGATTTCGTTATCAATTAACAATAAACCATACTTATCTGGAAATCCTTGGGTAAACTTACTGATAAGACCACCAACACCAAGAGCGCCAGCATTAATAGTAGTATCTGTTACAGAAACGTCTTCAGAAAGATAAGTAAATTCTGTGGTAAGAGAGTTTTCTTCAAGCTTTAAATATTGATCGATATTTTGAATTAAATCAACCGGAGCACCTTTATATTCCTGCGAAACATAGTATTGCCTTAAAAAATCTACGAGAAGAGGTGATTCTTCTGCAATAAAATCTGGAATCTGATTTTCAATAATAGATTGAATTTTTACTCTGGTTTCTGACATATCTTTTTATCTTACGTAAACTCCGTTTGAATAGCTTGAAGAAACATTGTAATTTGTTCCCGAAACATCAGCTCCAGATTCTATACTATCTGAAACCATGTTAATCAAAGTGTTATTAATATCTAGTTGCAAATAAAGATCCTGTAATCCGATGACATCGTTTGAATATGGTGATATTGATATTTCAACAATTGGTGTTCCTCGATTTACAGTCGTAGAAATTATATTAATTGGGAATAGTTTTATTTCTCCTTTTACATAATCAATCGTTCCAACATTTCTCTTTACAATTTGTGGTTCTGTTGGCGAATTTAATCTAAAAACATTAATTGTTCCCGTTTGGAGATTTGCATTTGGAGTATCTGATAAGTAAACTGTATCTGATACGCCACTAATTCTAAATCCTGATGATTTGATATTATATCCATTTACATTCTTAATATGGAATCTATTACCAAAACAAATCTCATACTCTGCAAAGGTGTTCAGAGATGCTCTTAAATCTCTTCGTATGATTATATTTGTAATATTTGAAGTAATTGATTCATGACTTTCATCAATAATCTTCAAAAACTTACTATACTTAAATCTTGCACCAAACTTATTCAATTCTGTTGAATCTGCATAAGTATTGATATTTGATGAAATTATACTCTGAACAAAGTTGGCAGATGGTGCCATATTTGTGTTATAGTAAACATTCGCTGTCGATTCAATGTAAAGATAATTATACCTGCAACTGCATATTGTCTCAGTTCTCTCTTAATGTTGTCCTTAATTAAGTTTGACAGATAGCGATCATTATATGGTTTAATACTAATAAAAACCTTGCCAAATTGTGGTGGGGTCAGTTCTTCACCACCATAAACAGACACTGATTCTGTTTCAGGATATATGGTTGGAATCAGTGCTTCATAATCTGCTGCTGTTACTGCTCTGTTTCTGGAGGCATAAATTCTTGTCGCATATTTCTTAATAGATTCTACACTTTCAATTTCTGACCCCAAAGAAGATGCTTCTGCTGTAGTAATTAATGAGATTCCTGACGTTACTACTCTATTACTTTGGTCTACAATTGTTCCACTAAAAACAAAAGATGAAAGATTATTGGCATTGGATCCGTTTGATACAATATAACTTGCAGTAATATAATTTGGTTCTTCTAATGGAACACCAAATATACCATCACCAAAAATGAGTTCATATCTTTCATCTTCGACTTCTTGAATGAAAAATACTGCAGATTCTGGTGTTATATCAAATAAACTATCTGCAAGGTTATATTTTCTAGAAACCGTGGAAAGTTCACTTGGTCTAACAGTAACAGTAAGTGTTCTGGTATCTACACCAGCATTGCTTAAGATATATCTTTGGTTTAAATTAAATGAGTTAACTGTAAAGTTCTCTGTAATTTGAGTTCCTTCATACACTTCAACATCGTTAAATTCGGCAATATTGTTTGTTACAGGAACTGTGATGTCTGAAGGAATAACAAAAGAATAACTTTCATCACCAAAAGAACGAGTTGTGCATACAACTCCACTCTTGAGAGTTAATTGGGTAGGAACATTAGTAAAATTAGACGTATCTACGAAAAATGATATCTTTGCTCTTGCAGATCTTTTTGATCTTGGTACATAACCAATATTTCTTGCAAGAGATACTATATTTTCTCTTAGAGTAGCACTATCAATGAATACCTCATTCGCAACCATATTTGCGTTATATGAGGTAATGTAAGTATTGTATGCAAGCGCATCAATAATTACTGATAGATTTGATCCTTCAAAATCATAATCAGTAAAATTTGAATTCGATCTAAGGTAATCCTTGATCGAAGTTTTGATTTGATCGAAATCTAAATTAGCGAAATTTACTAATGTCATTAGCGTGTTGGTTGTAATGCAAATGATAATTGTTGAGGTAATACATCAATTCCAACAATTTCATATCTGACGGTTACATTAAATTCCCCATTATCATAGTCTGGAGAGACATTTACTGATAGTAAACTGACTCTTGGTTCAAAGTTGTTGATGGTAGTCGTAATTTCTTCTTTAATTGCAGATGCTGTAATTTCATCAACATTCTCAAATAGCAGTCTGCTTACTTTTGAACCAAGGATAGGATTAAAAAATCTTTCTCCTTGGACTGTTAGCACAAGATTACGGACTGAACGGGCAATTGCAGTCTCATTTTTAATCGCAATCAAATCGTAGGACAACGGATTGACCTGAAATGATGCACTAATGTCTTTGAAACCTTTACTTACCCGTTGTACAGGCATGGAAAATTATAAATCTAACTTATTTATCACCCAAAAATAGGTTCTGTACCATATTCCCAGTCATCATAATCCTCATCATTGCGAATTTTTGCATGTAATTCACTCTGAATCACAAAATCATGCTTTTTTGGCGTCAAATCATCATTTGCAATCTCACGAAGCATCTTTTGCTTCTTAATTTTTTCTTCCCAACCATACTCTGATGCCAAAAATTCAGTTCCCCACTCATTTTTCATAAAATTTTCGTCTTTATCGACTTTTTTAGTCATTTTTTTGCTCCTGATTTGTTAGATCAGAACTTTTTACGGGGTTGCTATCCCGTGTATCAATATAAAACCCTTCTCTTAAGTAGTCTTTGTCCTTTACAAAGATTAAATCTTCTCTTTCTTCTACTTTTTCCCCAACCCAGACAGGAATAGCAACAGAATTTCCATATCTAAAGTCAGGATTTCTTCTGAAATGCACTTCTATGAGTTTATTATCTATGAATTCGCAGTTTATCCACTCATAATCTCCCTTCAGGTCATTTAAAATTTCAGGAAACTCCACTTCTCTATGTATTTTATACCATTTCTTCCACTTATAGAATGGAGCATCAAGTGTTCTTTCCCCAATTACAACCAATTCAGACTTTTTATGGTGAAAATCAACACTCATGTGCTCACCTTTGAAAATCTCACACCAAAATTCTGCAGGATGGAAGTGATCAGTGCTATCTTCTATCGGCACTATACGCGAAAATCTCCCCATCCCAAGTATATTAATACTTGGTCGGACGAGATAATACCCTGAATATGGAACAGACACCCCTGTAGGTCCACAGAGGTGTCTTAGACGAGTATTTAAAATTAACTTGTTATATACCCATAAGTCTTCTACATGAATCGATTTCCATTCATCATTGGAATCGAGATGATACATGTATCAACTTACAGAACTATTAGTATTTAACCTTTACCTTGTCCACGATACTTCTTCTTACGACCATTGCGAGAAGTTGCACTGAGTAGTGTTCGAGGGGAGCGTCCTTGACGAGTTTTCTTAGGAGCACCTGGTTCAAACAACACTTTATTACTTCCACCTTTAGACATTAGTAATTTCCTCCATTTCAATTAAAGTTAGATCAAAGTCTTCCTCCGAGTAAAAACGCTCAGAGAATTCTTGAATAACCTCAGTACATTCTTCTGCACTGAGGTCTTTATAAATTTTACGTCCTTTGTAAAGTACGTTATATTTCTTCATCAGATAATACGAGTTTTCTCATGTCCCACTCTGATACGAGGATCGCACCAGATCTCATAACCTTTTTCAATTGCATCAAGACAGAATGATACGTCTTCTCCACACATATCTTGAACTGCACCAGATTCAAATACTTGCATCTTAGGAGCAAACCAAGGATATTCAAGATTCTCAAAAACACCCTTCTTAATGAGCACCCATCCAAAACCTGTGTAATCTACAGTGAATGGTTTTTTACGCTTGCTGATTGATTCCACAGTTTCGTGGTTCATTACTCCACCATTCTTACGGAAATCATCTTCTTCTAACCAGTGTGCAACTGAAGTTGTGTGTCCATCTTCAGTTGCATACCATCCAGCACTAATAGGACGCTCCTCACCTTCTGAAGGAAATGCCACGTCACACAATTGCCAGAACTTTTCTGTGGTAAACACAATATCACTATCAATCCATAGTTGATAATCATACTGTAGTTTTCCATCCCAAGGTACTTGCTTTGGACCTCTCAATACATTTGCACCAAGAACTTTACAACGTGCAAAGTTAACCATCGAAGAATAATCTTGAGAAATCTGAATACTCATATTATTCTGTACCATATCAAAGCACAGTTGTACAAAATTCTTCAGAAAAATAAAAGAACATCCACGACCAGGAAGACAAAAAACAATTGACTTTCCTTTCATCCGTTCTTTAATCGCATCATAGTCCCACTCTGCTTCAGTCTTTTTTGTAGGAGCAGCAGCTTTAACAGTAAATCCTTTTGCCATATGAGAAATAAACCTTCAGTTCAAATTTTAACAGTTTATATATGCTTTGTCAATGTGAAGAATTTAAAATTACATCCTTGTTTAAAATTAACTCTTCATATGTCAAATCATCAACACTATAATCAGTCTTCATTACACCAACCATATTGTTAAGTGTTTGCCAAGTTGTTACAAAATCCTCTTCTTTTACTGAATGAAATAAACACTTGTCCTTTGCATATATGTGATAAATCTTTTCCATGTGAAAAATATCTCCGGAATTTTTTGTAGCAAATCTTAATTCACTACCGCATTATATATCAGAACAATCAAAAACCCAAGGGGGACTAATACAATTCTTCCCATTGTCTTTGGATATCTGATTATCCAACCTGCAAGTATTACCTTCCAAAAATTCCAGTATGGTCCTCTATGGCGGTTTTTAAGTGCTGTCATACTTCCGGAAAAATTTTATGAGAGTGATATATATCTCGAAAAAGACATACAGTGTAGGTTAGGGTAGTTATCGATTTTTATAACGCATCGCCGCCCGACGATATAAACAACGCGCCAAAAACACTGCCGAATACTGCACGCATAAAGTCTAACATAAGTGCCCCCCAGTGTCAACTAGGAGGCACACAGTTAGTATCGCTAACGCTCTGTCTACGACATCAGAACTCGATGCTATCTGCAGTCGGTTCAGCATAAGCAATCGACTGCTGATTGTCCTCAGTGAGAGTATCAAGGATGGACAAGATTTCG